ATAGGAGTGCAACTTGAGCAGGATGAAACGTTTGCTGCGCATCAAGCAGTGTTGCGTGACGCGCTAGCGGTGTTTGGGCGTAAACAGGAGCGGTTTGCATGTGTAGTGGTCATAGGACAGAGTTATTTTATGTATGACACACACGCAATACGGGAGTATGTGCACGAGACGCTGCCGCCCTATGCAGCGTGTGCGTTAGGGATGCTAAAGCTGGCGGAGCAGCCCGAAAAAATAATCCCCGGCTACGGTGTCATGATACGTGACGGGGTGTATGCAATTTCCACTGAGGAGGCAGTGACATGCGAGTAAAACTTAGTCTTTGTGGGCGCGAGCTTGTGGTACCGCTTGCGGTAGCGGAGGAGATCATGGAGCTTGCGTTCAAGGGTGGCGAAGTTGTGGATCAGAAGTGGCATCGGGGGGAGAACGGCGCCGCCTCGTTCTATACGACACACGTGTACGAAATAAACCCGTTGGACTTCAAATTCTCTCCGGAGATGTACACGGAAGCGCAGTACCAGATGTTTAAGTTGGCGGGTAAACCCACATAGCCTAGTTTGGGATTCCCAAACTGGAACCAAACAACAAACGAGAGGATACACACATGAGCATTTCAGCAAGCGCAGTATTGGTAAAGCTGTCCATCAGCACATGGACTGCCAACAAGATTGACCGAGTGCAGACTGACCGGGTACTGGCGGAAAACAACGCCAGCAACAAAGCGGCACAGGTGCGCAAGAACCTCATGGCAGGCACACAGAAGATCAAGGACATCCTCGATTTCGCAGCGCACTGCCGCACAGAGAACAACAGGCTCACACTGCCGTGGGAGGACAGGGGCAACCGCCTGCTGCCGACCAGCTTGTTCCTCGACTACAAAACCAAGATGAACGCATACAAGAACCAGTTCATTCAGATGCGTGGTGACATTGTATATAACTATGACGCACTGCGGCAGACCGCGCGCAACTCGCTAGTTGGCATGTATGACGAGGCGGACTACCCCCCGGTGGAGGAGGTGGTGAACAAGTACGATTGGCAGCTGACGTTCAGCCCAGTGCCTGATGCAGGGCACTTCTACCTCGACATACCAGCTAATGAGCTTGAGGAGGTTAAGCAATCGCTCAACGTGGAGAACGACCTGCGGCTCAAGGATGCAACGCGCACGGCGTGGGACAGACTGCACACACTGCTGGAGGGTATGACAGGCAAGCTGGCCGAGACGGATGAGGGCAAGACCAAGCGGTGGCACGACAGTTTTGTGACTAACGCATCGGAGTTGTGCGCCATGCTTACACACCTCAACGTAACCCGAGACCCGGAGCTTGAGCGCGCACGGCGCATGCTTGAGGCTTCCATTGCAGGGGTACAAGTTGATACACTCAAGGTATCGCCCGTTGCGAGAGAGACTCTCAAGGAGAAGGTCGATGACATCATCAAACAGTTCGAGTGGTAAGTGGAGCACACTACCCAACGCAGCCCACATAGACCGCGTGATTGCACACATGAGCGCGCATCCTGAGAAGTGGAGCGCAGCTCGGGGCGCAGCTCGGGGCGCAGCTCAGGACGCAGCTCAGGACGCAGCTCGGGACGCAGCTTGGGACGCAGCTCGGGACGCAGCTCGGGACGCCGCTTGGGGCGCAGCTTGGGGCGCAGCTCGGGACGCAGCTTGGGACGCAGCTCGGGACGCAGCTTGGGACGCAGCTTGGGACGCAGCTTGGGGCGTATGTGCAGCACTCGTCGCTTGGGATGAAGCAGGCGAGCTTATGGACAAGCCAGTGAGCCTGTTGCGCTTCCTCGCCCAAGAAGGAGTACATGCAGCTGTGTTGCTGTTACCAGCGGCTATAGCGATGGAGGTTAAAGATGAGTGAAGGTGTAAAAGTATTAGGACGAATTGACGCTGTTTTTAGGGGGCTAGAGCAAGGCGTGCCACAGGATATGCACAAGGCTCTCGACAACCGAGTGGTGCAAGTTGCCGAGAACTTTTACACGATAGCGGAGTTGTTGGAGATACCCAACAAGGAAGTTGAGTTGCTTGCAGAGCAGCTAAGTTGTGCGCTGCTCAACCGGCTGGTGTTCAATGCGTGGCGCGCAGGCGAAGGACGAGTGTTTATCCGGGGGCCAGAAGTATGGAATGTATACCGCCCGCCAGTACACCCGGAAAATGATGGCGTTGTATATAAACTAGACGAAGTACCGCAAGAGTGGCGCATGCAGTTGGGTATGTTGCAGCTGCTTGACGCTAACGGCACGCTAATGAACAGGTGTGGATACAGACACAACGACAATATCTTTTACTTACTTGAGGCGACACATGAAAGCAATACGCAACCTGAGCAGAACAATTAAACAAACGAACGACGAGTTAAATCGTGTGCGGCTATTCTTGGACCTGCTTGTCTGTATACAGGACTCGGGGTTCTCTGTTGACGCGCTGGCTAATGAAGCAGGTGTGGCTTCAGCTACGCTATACTTCTGGTTGGACGGTAAGACTCGGCACCCACGAATAGACACGGTGTACAAAGTAGCTAGGGCACTTGGTATGGACGTAAGGCTTTATCGCACGCACAAAGTTACACCGAGACCGGAACAGCGCAGGCTGCGAGTGGTGAAGTAGTGGCGACTACACCAGAGGGGCGCGTAAAGGCTAAAGTAGTAAAGATGCTAAAGGAGCGCGGGGTGTATTATTTTTTCCCCGCTACCTTTGGGCTGGGCCGCTCCGGGGTTCCCGATGTAGTGTGCTGCCAAGGAGGGCGGTTCCTTGCGGTAGAGTGCAAGGCCGGTAAGGGTAAGACCACAGCGCTACAAGACCGGGAGATAGCCGCCATCCGCACGGCTGGTGGTACGGCACTGGTCATAAACGAAAACAACTTACACGAACTGGAGGCGCACTTAGATGAACAAAGGAGTTGAAATGATTCTAGCCCGCATGGACAGTCATCCGCAGGAGTTTGTGGATACTTTGGCTATGGGGCCGTTCGGTCGCTGGACGGGGCTTATAAACCGGGTTATGAAAGACGACATTTTTACAGCAGAGGAGCAAGACCAGCTTAATAGCAGACTAAAGAGCATCAAGCGGGAACTCTTTACTACGGATGTAATGAAGAAGCTGCTTGATGGCCCTGAGCAGTCCCGGGCGACTGACCATCTAGAGCATGCCGCGAAGTTTGCCCAAGCGTACAAAAAAGTGTTCGAGGATCACGTGCAAAAGATAAAGCTGATGAAACTGACATGAACATACTTACTTTGGACTTTGAAACTTTCTACGACAAACAGTATAGCCTCAGTAAGCTGACGACCGAGGAGTACCTACGCGATCCGCAGTTCGAGGTAATCGGCGTATCAGTGCAGGTCAATGATGGGGCGCCCCTGTGGTTCTCTGGCACCATGGAGGAGACCGGTGCATGGCTTCGCAGGGTTGATTGGGCCGACAGTGTGGTTATAGCGCACAACGCAATGTTCGACTTAGCCATACTCAACTGGCACTTCGACCTGCGCCCTATGCGCATTGCGGATACGCTGAGTATGGCAAGGGCTATTCATGGTACAGAGGTGGGGGGCAGTCTGGCTGCATTGACAGAGCATTACGGGCTTGGAGTAAAAGGCACTGAGGTACTCAACGCGCTGGGCAAACGGAGGCTGGACTTCACCCCAGAGGAGCTTGCTGCCTATGGCAAGTACTGTGAGAACGACGTGGCGCTTACCTATAAGCTGTTCCACTGTCTTATGGCTGAGGGCTTTTCGGTGGACGAGCTACGCTTGGTGGACGTGACAGTGCGCATGTTCTCGGAGCCAGCCCTACAGATAGACGCACCGCATCTTAAGGCGCACTTGGCGGACGTGCGCAAGAAGAAAGACGCCCTGCTAAGTAGAGCGCTGGTAGACAAAGAAGACTTGATGAGCAACCCGAAGTTAGCCAACCTTCTGGTTATGCTTAACGTAACCCCGCCAATGAAGATCAGTCTGACCACGGGCAAGGAGACTTACGCCTTCTCCAAGCAGGACGCGGAGTTCATGGCGCTGCTTGAGCATGAGAACGTACTGGTGCAAGCACTGGTATCTGCTCGGCTGGGGCTTAAGTCCACGCTAGAGGAGACAAGGACGGAGCGGTTTATCAACATCGCTGCCCGAGGGTCGCTACCTATTCCGTTGAAGTACTACGCAGCGCACACAGGGAGGTGGGGGGGTGACGACTCCCTAAACATGCAGAACTTGCCGCGTGGCTCCGCACTCAAGCAAGCGATTATGGCGCCGCCGGGGTATGTGTTGGTTGACTCTGACTCTTCGCAGATTGAGGCGCGCACGCTGGCATGGTGGGCGGAACAAGACGATCTAGTCGAGGCATTCGAGCGCGGTGACGATGTGTATAAGCTTATGGCGGCGGGTATCTACGGTAAGTCTGTTGCCGAGGTTAGCAAAGAGGAACGTTTTAATGGCAAGACTACTATATTGGGTTGTGTTGCCGAAGGAACTCCAGTACTCTGTAACTCGGGGTGGAAGCCAATAGAAGAGGTCACCCTACACGACAAACTTTGGGATGGGGAGGATTGGGTATGCCATCACGGATTACTGAAGAAAGGCGTCAAAGAGACGTGGAAGAGTTGCGGCGTTTGGTTGACGCCGGATCACCGAGTATTGTGCGGGACGCAATGGAAGGAATGGCAATATGTGGTGCTAGGCGAAGCTACCCGCTCCCAAGCATTGGAGACCGCAGCGGCAAGCTTACCGTTACTGGGTATATCCGAGGAGTCCGGGGTGGCGTCGCGGCGCTCATTGTGCGGTGCGACTGTGGAAGTGGGGAGTACCGGGTTGACAGGCACAACTTCAAAAACTTCAAGTCCACCCGGTGCAACGTCTGCGCTAAAAAGTCCTCTACGCGCACTCGCAAACTTTATTGGGGGTATAGCGACATACTTCCGGACGATGAACATCGGGAGCGGCTGCTCAACCGCATCTCTAGTTGCATATCACGATGCCATAGTACAACTGGTAGCCAACATGAAGACTATGGGGGGCGCGGCATTGAAGTGTATGCCCCGTGGAGAACTGACAGGGGCGCATTCCTCCAATACTTGCTCACACTTGAACACTGGGACGACCCCAAGCTTGATATTGACCGGATTGACAACAACCGAGGATATGAGCCGGGAAATCTCCGGTTCGTCACGAGAGCGGAGAACGCAAGGAACAAACGTAAAGTTCGAGTATTGCAAACGGAACTTGATGACCTACGACATCGCCTACGCAGGGCCGAGGAACAGATTCACAATTGCGACAGATGCCGGGCCACTCATAGTCCATAACTGTGGGTTTGGTATGGGGTACAAGAAGTTCCACGCGCAGCTTAAAAACTTTGGTGTTGACCTACCCCTTGAGGAGTGTGAGCGCATCATTAGTGTGTACCGTAGTACATACAAAGCTATTCCGGAGTTGTGGAAACAAGGGCAGCAAGTGCTGGGTGCTATACTTGAAGACAAGACTATACCGTTCGGTAAAGAAGGCGTAGTAATTGTTGAGGGGCGCAAAGGAATACGCTTGCCAAACGGGTTGTACATAAAGTATCCTAACCTTAGACGTGTCAAGAACGAGGAGGGTAGGGTCGAGTTTGTATATGACACCAAGAAAGGCCGGACGACCATACCAAACAGGATATACGGGGGCAAAGTTGTTGAAAATTGCGTGCAGGCGCTGGCCCGCATAGTTGTAGGCGAACAGTTGTTGCGCATAGCCCAGAAGTACAAAGTTGTTATGACTGTGCATGATGCCGTGTGTGTGTTGGTGCCGGAAGCGGAGAAAGAGCGCGGGCTTGAATACGTTGGGTTGTGCATGAAGATACGCCCCTCGTGGGCACCAGAACTACCACTGAATTGCGAGGCTGGTGCTGACCCGCGTTACGGGCAGTGCTAGCCCCTCGGGGCGCCTAGCGCCCCATGTCCCAGCTGGCGGTGGGCATGTTGTGAAAAACACCAGCAGTGTGTGATGTTATGCCCTCGTTGCCGCTCCGGCGGTTTGCATATTAAACAGGCACACACCGGATAGCCCACGTCACGGGCCCCACTAACTTGTATTACGAGGCGCTATATGACTGACGACCGCGATATATCTTTTGTGCACCCTACAGTTTCTACGTTTGACGACGTACAGCACGCCCTAGAAGAAGCAGAATCCCGTACCAAGGCAATGCATGCACCCTACTGTGTCGTAGGAACCGCTATTCCCGACGGTAGCGTTGTGCAGTACCTTGTCATGGAGCGCAGCCGGGCAATGGCTACAGCTGCGGTGATATTGGAAACGTTCCGAGTAATGGATAGTGACCCCGCGAGAGGAATAAACTAATGGTCCTGAAAAAAGTGCGTGACAATTGGTGGTCGCTTGTAAGCGACGATGGAGTAGCTAAGCTCATCTGGTTTGGCTACAGCAAAGCGGAAGTACTGGGCAAGTTCAATGCGTATGTTCGATCTCTTGATCTGGACAAGATACGGTACGCGCCGAGGGAGAGGGTATGAAAACGTTCCGCGCAAAAACAAAAGACACGAAGGCGGCGCGCTTGGCGCTTGAGATCAAGCATTTGAACAGGCTCGTTAGGGCTGGGAGGAAGGAGTGAGCATAGATAACGGAGGGCCAGCGTTTCCGGGCAGCTATACAGGCAATTACGGAATGCCGGTTTGGTCTGATGGCATGACCCTGCGTGACTACTTCGCAGCGAAAGCGATGCAGGGGTTTATAACAGGGGGTTACGACTTGTACCCAGATGAAAGGGCAAAAAAGGCGTACGACGAAGCAGACGCGATGATAGTCGAGCGCAACAAGAGGGACAATGCCGGTGTATGCAGCCCTCGCCAAGTACAAACAGGAGGCGGACAATGAGCGCGGATAAGCTGCCGGGATGGCAGAAGGAATGGATTGTCAAACACAGAACCTGCAACGCGCAGGTAACTGATCTTGGTCCGGTGATACTTGCCAGCAAGGTCGAAGAACTCCTCTCTCGTTACAGGCTGTGCGAGCGGGAGGCTACGGTTACCATAAAAGTGTGGAACCAAGGCGGCAGCGGCGAATTCACTTCCATTGGTTTCTGTAAATTAGAAGAGGCGCACAAGCTGCCACATGATACGCCCCTCTACGCCGAAGCCAAGGAGCCAAATCCATGACCCTCTGCCCGCTGTTTGAGAAGGCAGGACAGCAAGGCCCAGATGTTGACGCTACGCACCCGGAGCGTTTCTACTTTGTTGAAGGACTTGAGGCAGCCAACGCCGCATTGCCGCAGGACGATATTAAAAACGCCATCGTTGCTATCGACGCGCTTATCTGGACAAAGGAGGTCTGGATAAAACAGGCAGACCCGCTACTTGCTGCCGTGGTTGACGTCGAGAAGCACAACATCGAACGACTGCACTTCAGCAAGAGCCAACTCCGAGCCCTGCTGACTGAGGTGAAGCCATGACTGACACACGCAAGCTGGCGGTAGCCACCGCCTTTATAAAGTGCGGCGCGAAGGATGAAAGCGTTGATGGTGATGGCGGCCCCACAAGGCTTGTCTTTACTTTCGAGCAGCTTGAAGAATTCGCCCGGCTGGTGCAGGACAAAACTATTGTTGAATGCGCCGAAGCCATGCGCGCACTGAGCGCAGGGGGAGAGTGATGATTGAATTTATACCATTTAACAGGGCGCTGCCGACCGCTCGTCACGCAGACAGACACGGCAATATCGAACTGAAAGAGACAAATGGAAAAGTGCGCATCGGTATGTGGGACTGGATACCGCCCACTGCGCCGAATGCCGCCCAGCAATGGATAAACAACGGATTCACAGGGTGGAGACCGACCAATGACTGATACAGCGAAGGAAGTGGATCACGAGCGAATCTACTTGCAGCCGAAATGCTGCGCCTCTGAGGATGTTGGACGCTTGTGGTGTGAGCATGACTCGCCAGAAGATTGCGAAGACGGGGAGCCGTGGACGGAGTACGTCAGGGCTGATTTGTACGCCGCGCTGCAATCCCGCGTCGAGGCGCTGGATAAGTTTCCGAGACAATTCATGCCGTTGTCAGACGAGACAATAGAAGACATAGCAAGCCAAGCAACCTCCAAACGCATGGCGGTAATTCTTACTTTTAACATGCTTAATAGGGTGCTTGCCGGAGCCCCACAGGAGGCACCATGAGCATATTCGACCAGCGGTACAGCAGCGAGTACGCGCCGAGCAGGCAGCAGTCCGATTTGATACGCAAAGAGATGGAGGAACATGTCGCTGCGTTTCTTGCGAAGGGTGGCAAAATACAACAGCTTCCGTCTGGGGCCAGCACCATCACCTACGTCCCGTTCCGTATATCCACAGAGGCTCAGAAGGCCGACAGACAGAAATGGAAGGAAGGCAATGGCTGATATAATACAGTTCCCCCGTGTTGTGCCGGGCTCAGATAGCGCGTTAGTGTGTACTTGCGGGTGTATGACGTGGCTATTGAAATGCAGCGGAGAAGTACAATGCGCAGGTTGTGACTGGGTATTGCCCGCTGTGTGGGCTTTCGATGACGTGCTAGACGCTGAGGAAGAAGAGCTATGAAAGCTACGGATACTCAAGTGGGTGGTAGCCATTACAAAGAGATGACCATACAGCCCGTGGAATACATACACGCCAACGGGCTTAGTTTCCTCGAAGGAAATGTTGTGAAGTACATAACACGGCACCGCGCCAAGAACGGTAGGGCCGATGTAGAAAAGGCGCTACACTACTGCCAACTTATATTACAGTTGGAGTACGGCGATGATAAAAAAGCATGAACCCCTTGAGCGACGTTGTGATCTTTGCCGGACAGTGCAAGAAGAAATCTTTGCCTACGAAAAAGCGGACAACGGAGTTATGCACCGCGTGCGCAAGGGGTGGGTCTGCTGGGAGTGCTGGCCAGCAGCGGGGTCGTTCCACCAAGCTATCCTAAGAGAGAGGTGGGTTTGTGATGATAAAAGTAAATGAATTAACGCCCGAACAAATAGAGACCTGTATTGCGGCTAACGTGACGATAACAGATTGGCGCTTGCGTGATGGGGTTATTGGAGCGGTTATGGATGCAGTGGCGCTGTTTGCGAAAGAAAACGAAATGTTACTGGGGTCCCTTCCTGAGCCGGTGGTCGAAGCTTATGGTTGGTTATGGCACGACGTTAGTATTAACCCACGAGCACAAAAAGCGCGGCAGTTGTTGGCCACAGCAATGACGCAGGGACAAATGCGGGTAGGGGTACAGATAGCAAAAGAACATGGCGCTGTCGTGTGCGGGCGCGTTAAAACTACTGGAGCGTGGGGGAGCGAAGATGATAAACGCAATGCTGTGCCTAGCCCTGACGATATACCACGAGGCCCGGGATCAAAGCCTTGAAGGCCAGATAGCCGTAGCCCAAGTAGTTATGAACCGAGTACACGATCCGCGCTATCCAGACGATGTATGCAGCGTCGTGCATCAAGGCCCAGTGGATCGGCGCGGGAACCCCGTGATTGGGCAATGCCAGTTTGATTGGTACTGTGACGGCAAGAGCGATGCCCCCAGAGACAGACGCGCACTTCGCAGGGCACGCGCAGTCGCTACGTTAGTGTTGAACAACACGCCAAGCGATAGAGCCAAAGGCGCCACGCATTACCACAGCTTGAAAGTTAACCCCAAGTGGGGCTTGCAACGTGTGGTGCGCATAAAAGACCACGTTTTCTACCGCTAGTTAAGTACAAGGAATCTGCAATGGATGTTTCGCCGCGACGCCCCCTGTATGAGACGCAGGACCATATGACTGCGGAGAGTAGGTTGGCGAACCTGCTCAAGTCGCAATGGAAGTGCGAACTGCGCAAGTTGTCGCGCAAAGCCCAGATAGACTACGCTGTGTACCGCAAGGGTGAGCGGGTAGCGTTTGCCGAGCTTAAGTGCAGGACAAACAAGAAGGGCGCTTACAGCACTTATATGCTATCTCTCGATAAAGTGATGGCGGCGGGGCGGCTTGGTGCTGTTACTAACGTACCCGTATTCCTGATAGTAAGCTGGACGGACGCGGTTGGCTGTATGAAAATAACCACACCAGACAGAGTGGACATCGGCGGCAGGTCAGACCGTAACGACCCGGAGGACACTGAGCTTGTCGGGTACTATGACATTGAGCGGCATTTCGTGTTGGTGCCAAGCCAGTGACGCGCCCCAACAGCACTCCAGACCCCGAGGACGCAGTACTCCTCAAAGGTAAAAGCCCCAGCTACATAGCAGGGTGGAACAAAGTAAAACACATAGGAGATAGCCATGACACTGCGAGAACTGGTAAACCCGTGGGCCGCGCTAAAAAACGCAAAACTGGAAATAGCCGTGCTCACGCGGGAGCGGGCGCTGCTGATCGAGGAGCTGAAGAAAGCGCAGAAGAACGACTACCGAGGCCCGGATGGGAAGTTCCGGAAAGGGGGCAGGTGTTGAAGCCTTCACAAGCATGGTCATACAGTAGTATCAAGACCTTTGAACAGTGCCCCAAAAAGTACTACCACCTTAAGATAGTCAAAGACACGAAGGACGACGGCAGCGAAGCAACCCGGTACGGTAACTTGGTTCACACAGCTGCTGAGGAGTATATAAGGGACGGCGTGCCGGTACCGCCAGAGTACAGCTATATGCAGCCTATCCTAGATGCGCTGCTGCGTATCCCCGGCACCAAGTACTGCGAGCTAAAACTCGGTGTGGGGTATGAAGACGGTAAGTACTACCCGGCGGAGTTTGATGCAGCGGATGTTTGGTGGCGGGGCATTGCCGACTTGCTTATAGTAGACACTCCTACCGCTTACTTAGTGGACTACAAGACAGGCAAGAACGCCAAGTACGCGGACCCTACGCAGTTGGACATGTTGGCGGGTGCGGTATTTACCCATATGCCATGGGTCACGAGTATAAAGTCTGGCCTGCTGTACGTAGTAAGTGGGGAGTTTGTCAAGAAGGAACACACAGCCAAAAACCGCACTTCGTATTTGGCTACCTTTGATACCGCGCTGGAGCGGTTAGTAGTTGCAGAGCAGACCGGAGTATGGAATCCTGTAAGCGGACCGCTATGCAGGTTCTGCCCTGTGTCCACATGCCCACATAACTTGAAGAGGTGAATTATGCCGTACGTGAACAAACCCAGACCATATAAGAAAGAGTATGCGATGCAAGTTGAGCGGGGCGAGCACGACGACCGCATGGAGAGGCAACGTGCAAGACGTGCGGTGGATAAGAAGGACACCGGCACCATCACCAAGAAGTCCCCGCGCCGCAAGGGTAAAGACGTGAGCCACAACAAGATGCTCAGCAAAGGGGGCAGTAACGCAGATGGTTACAGGTTGGAGTCCCCCAGCAAGAACCGCGCCCGCAACGGACATAGTAAGAAGTAACCCATGCAGATAGTTGACAACAAAGCCCTCGTGCTGAAGACCCGCACGCCGCATAAAGTCACCGAAGTAATTGAGAAGTCCAAAGACCTTGGGGCCAAAGATGGCATGCATGAGGTGGCTGTGTACTGGGGGCTGAACGAAGCGCAACAGCTCGCAGACTTGGGCGTTAAAGATGTGCCGTCGCCGTTGCTGCGAGATTATCAATGGACGGGCAAGCTGACGCCGTTCGAGCACCAACGCACTACAGCATCTTTCCTGACCCTGCACAAGCGGGCTTTCTGTTTCTCGGAGGCTGGCACTTCAAAGACAGCGTGTGTCATATGGGCGGTGGATTACCTGATGAAGCTCGGGCTGGTCAAACGCGTGCTCGTTGTATGCCCTATGTCAATAATGAAAGCAGCATGGCAGAAAGACCTGTTCAAGTTTGCTATGCACCGAAGTTGCGCCGTTGCTTACGGAGACCCTAAAGCACGTAAGAAAACCATAGACTCTGGCGTAGAGTTCGTCATCATCAACTACGATGGCGTAGAGGTGGTGCATCAAGAGCTCATGGACGCCAAGTTCGACATCGTTGTCATAGATGAGCTTAACAGCTACAAGAACGTACAGACCCGCAGATGGAAGTTGATGAAGGAGCTTACAGATACGGTGGAGTGGCTATGGGGTTTGACAGGTACGCCTGCCGCGCAGTCCCCGCTGGACGCCTACGGACTTGCCAAGCTGATCCGCCCGGAGCGGGCCCCCAAATACTTTGGGCAGTACCGCGACATGGTTATGTACAAAGTCAGCCAGTTTGTATGGAAGCCGAAGATAACGGCCAACAAAACAGTGCACACCATGCTCCAACCAGCAATACGCTTCGAGAAGAAGGATTGCTTGGACTTGCCTCCAGTAGTGATCGTGTCTAGGGAGGCTCCGCTAACTCCGCAGCAACAGAAGTACTACAAACTGCTTAAGAAACAAATGACTATGGAGGCGGCGGGGCAGTCTATTACTTCCGTAAACGCAGCGGTGAACCTGAACAAGCTACTGCAAATATCCGGAGGAGCTGTATACAGCGACACGGGTGAGGTGGTGGAGTTCGACGTAAGCAACAGGCTTAACGTTGTACTGGAAGTCATTGAAGAGGCAAGCCATAAAGTATTGGTGTTCGTGCCGTTTACGCACACTATAGCTCTGCTACGGGACTTTTTGACAGCCAAAGGAATTACGTGTGAAGTCATAGCGGGCGCCGTATCAGCCAACAAGCGTTCAGATATATTCGATGCGTTCCAGACGCTGCCGGACCCTCGCGTGCTTATCATCCAGCCGCAAGCTGCTGCGCACGGGGTTACATTG